AGATTGCTTCTAATTCAGGAATGAATCCGAATTCTATTTCAGTTTCATTTGCTTTAATCGTGAATCTGTTCTTGAATGCTGGCTTCTCAGAGAATAACTTTGTGAAGTGAAGTATCAACTCATTCAAAGATGTTAGCTTCATTTTAACAACATCCTTTAGTGTAATGCCACAGAAGATTTCCACCATCTTTTGAGCAACAAATTCTTCATCATTGGAATCTGCTTGTACTTTTAGAAAGTCTTGATAGTGCTTTAATGGAATTTCACTTAGGCTTGATGGAACGTTAATTTCTAACTTCATAATATTAAAACGATTTATTTAGTGTTTTGTTGTACCTGCACAATGTCGTAAGCTGCACATAACATCTGAAAGTGCAGTCTCATTTTCATTGGTTCATCAAAGATAATCTTTATTTTCTTCCCCGTCTTTACGTATATGTAATCTTCCACCACCGCCTTGAGCATAGGTAAATCATCTGATGAAGTATTTTCCATAGTTACTTTTTAATCCTAATGTTTCCATCTCATGATATCTTAACGCATCAATAGCGTGGTTGAAATTGTCAATAGGTTTGTTTAATCGTGTTCCTTGCTTATCTGTATCCCAGCAATATGCTCTGAGTTCTTTGATTAGGTTTTGACTTAAGCTTGTCACCAAATATTCCTGCCGCTGCATGATGTCAATTCCAAATCGTATTGAATCATTTCCTTTTGTTACGCCTTTAATCATTTTACCTAATCTTCGAATCTCTTCAATTGATTTTGGCTCTGAACTATCTGCATAAATTGGAACATGACTTGGTAACACTTTAGCGATATCTGAATTAACCATTCCTGTACGGTAAACAATTTCATTTACTATTCGTTTACCATTCCAATTGTAGACTTCAATTGCTGAGGTGGGGTCATTAGTATATCCAAAGTCTAATCCTATTCCAAGTAACTTAGCTTCGGCAGGTATGGTGTCAATTGTTTTCCAGTTATTGAAGATTACTCCTTCAAGGCTTCCGATTTCTCCAAGTCCATATACCCGCCACCAATTCGCCCAATAAGAACTCGTTACTGCTTTCTCACGGTTCTTTTCAATTTGGCTTACGATTGATTCATCAAGTGCTTCGTTGTCCTTGTAGGTTAAAATAATGAAATCTGAATCAGGTTCGTCTTTCAGTTCCTTGTGGACCCAGAACTCATTTGCTGGGTTGAAGTCAAGGAATACTTCTTTCTTTGTACGAATGGAAAGCTCATTATAAGATTCAAATGTAATGTTATTGCACTCGTTTACATAAAGTATATCACGTCTTGCTCCTCTGAGTTTAGATGAGTCATCTGCTGAAAAGAACTCTATTACACTACCATTTCTAAATTCGTATCTTAGGAGTGATTTATTAAATTGTGAATCTATGTAACGATTAGTCCACTTCATTATTTTAAGGAAGTCTTTTAATGCTCCTCTTCGTAGATGTGGAATAGATTCTGAAACTATACTAATCTCTAAGTTTGGATATCTTATAGCTTTATCAATTAAGATAGGGAGTATTCCGAAAGTTTTACCTGCCGAAGTACCCCCTTGAATTATCTTAATTCTATTCTTAAGATTCAGTATCTTGTTTATTGAAGTCGTCCGTTTGAACATCAGGGAATAAAGGTTGTTCTAAAATAGTTTGTTCAATTTGTTGTAGTGGTGAACCGTAGCCTGAATCCATTAGAGCTTTGTATGCTGCTACATCTCCTTCACGAGCCTTTTTAATTAACGCTAACGTCATTAAATCTTCTTGCGACATTATCTCTTGCTCACCTGTTATTGGATTCTTTAGAGACTGATTTACTTCTAACCATTGGCGTGCTATTGTACTTCGGTTTTTACTTCCTTTAGGTCTTCCGTTAGGGTTTCCGCTTTCGCCTTTAACCCATCGTGGTTCTATTTGTCCTTTTCCTGCCATTGTTCGTTGTTGATTCGTTGTTACTTAATAAGATTTAAAAACTCATTTCGAGCATTTAAGTTGTCTTTGAATACTCCAATCATTTTACTTGTTGAGGTCCATGTATCGTGTTTCTTGACTCCTCTCATACACATACAAAGGTGTTGTGCTTTTAAATGAACGGCAACACCAAGTGGACTTAATTCATCTTGAAGACGCTCTGCAATTTGAGTTGTAATCCTTTCTTGGTTTTGAAACCTGTTAGCATATAAATCTACTGTACGAGCAAGTTTACTTAATCCAACAATTTTGCCATTTGGAATATATGCTACATCCGCAGTACCAAAAAATGGAGCCACATGATGTTCGCATAAAGAATAGAAAGGAATATTTGTTTGAATAATCATTTCATCTGTTCCTTCTGCATCAAATGAAGTAAAGTTAAATTCTTTCGGTTCTAAAAACTCCTTCATGAATTTGATATATCTTTTAGGCGTGTCTTTTAGTCCCTCTCTTGTTGGGTCTTCTCCAAGATATTCAAGTATTCTTACAAAGTTTTCTTCAACAGGAATTTCTTCTTTTACTTCCCATGGAAAGATAAGCCATTTGTTTTTTAGTTCTTCTTCTGTTTGTTTATTGAATAGTCCAATAAAAGGTTTGTTGTATTTAAGATATTCCTTTTCCGTGTTTCCACTGTCTATTAAATCATCAATAATTACATCAGCTTCTTCAATAGTATCAACAGGGTTTAACATTGCAGAAATATATTGACCACCTCTTGGTACTCCATAATACTTTAATGTTTTATCTAATTTAGCTACACGCTCTGTTATTTCCTGCCAAGTTATAATACGTTCCATATTTTATGATTTTGTAGTGAAAGTTTCCATTGACCATTTTCTATACAAAGGTCGATACAATGTTGTAAGTTATCTGAGTTGATAGTAAAACCATCCGAATGAGGACTAATCCAATAATGTTTTGCAGTAATGCTTGGCTCAGGTATTGTTTGCCCTTTATGTCTGACATATCGTAATTCATCTACTCCATTTGGAAAGTTCTTTTTTATAACGTGTTCAGCTACTTTTGGAGACACACAAATAAAATCTATTCCTTCGGGAACTTTATTTAATCCACTTGTTTCGATTGCTTGATAATATCCTTTTTCTTTAAAGAAAGCTACAATCTCATCTGTAAGTTGGTCGGTAGGCTCTCCTCCTGTCCATGTTATCTCTTTGCATTGTGGAGCATTGACTTGAAGCCAATTTAAGATTTCTTCAATCGTGTTTTCCTTGCCACTTTCAAATTCTGTATCACATTTGATACCTAAAGCATAACATGCGTTTTTAGCTTTGCATCCTGATGTGCGAATAAATACAGTGGGGGTTCCGATTCTTGCTCCCTCACCTTGTAGGGAGTAGAATATTTCACTAATTCTTAATGTCTTTTTCATATATAACTGTTGATGATTTTGTTTCTGCTAATTCTATTTTGATAATTGGTAACTTAGTTTCATTTGTTATGCGTGTAAATAACCACATACTTAAATTCTCTGCTGAAGTTTCAAATGGCATTTTCTTAATTGGTTCATTTGCTAATTCGAGTACAGGAACTAATGGGTCGTTCTCATAAATTAAAAACCAATGGCAATGTTCTTTAATTATTGGCTCTACTAATTTATCTATATCACTAAACAAACAAGTAACTCCACCTTCATTCATTTGTGTGAATTTAAAATGACATGTAACATCATAAGTGTGTCCATGTATTCGTCCGCATTTTTCACCACCTGCTTTATTTCTATGTGCAGCATAAAAATGGTATTTTTTTTCTATTTTCATATTATTTTATATTTGATTTCCTGCATAGTTATTATATATTTTTAAACTTTCTTGTGCTGCTAAAGTTAATATGCCTAAGTGTTCAGAATTTTTTGGAACGTTATGATATTGAAAATTTGCATTTCTTACATCTAACCATTTATCAAAACAAGAATTAATTACATCTTTTTTTAAATTTTTAATATGACCTTTGCCATTGAATGTTTCTATTTGACCATATCTTACTCCACTAATCCAACTACTTGAATCTGCACTACTACAAAAATTTAATTCTTTAAGTTTTTGTTTTTCGGTACATCCTAACAAATGAATATCTATTTGTGGTTTTTTATTTTTAATGTAATGAGCGATTTGATTTAAGTAATTTTTTTTACCTATAAATCTTAATTCAGGAACTGATATTGCAATATAATCTGAAAATTCAATTAATCTATCTAATCCTTTTTGTCCGTCTTCAATATGAAATACATTTATAATTCTATTAGGAACTTTTTCTTGCATTTTCATTCTATATTCCCATGCTTTTTCTACACCTAATACTTTTTGACAATCTACTTCAACCATAGTACCTGTATAGTTTTCGTTAATTACATAGT